CCGTGCTATCAGCCCAGTGCCGCACGTTAAGGCACCCTATGAATAATGTAGGTTAGAGATGTCCGTGTCGCGCTGGAGGGCGACAAAAAATGAGCGATCTGAAAATTGTCATCCCCTCCCACAAGCGGCACGACCGAGTTTTCTCAAAGAAACTCGTTAACAATCCTATCATCTGCGTGGCCGAGAGTCAGGTAGACCTCTATCGGGAATATAATCCCGAATGCGAGATAGTGACGCACCCCGACGATGTGATTGGCCTGATACCGAAACGAAATTGGATGGCCCGGCACTTCGGCAACCTGATGATGCTTGACGATGATGTTCATGTCGTCAAGACGCTCTTCGTTGAGAAAGGAGAACCGGGAGTCATCCGCGACCCCGACGAGATTACCCACATCATCGAGTCTCTGTATGAGTTGGCGTGTATGCTCGACATTCACCTGTTCGGCTTCACCTCTGCAATCTCCCCGGTGATGTATAACGAGTGGGGTTACTACTCGCTGATGAAGATGATCACCGGTTGCGCTTATGGTGTCCGCTACAACAAGAACGTATGGTGGAACGAGGAAATCCGGCTCAAAGAGGACTTCTGGATAAGCTGCTATATGAAATACAAGGAGCGCAGAGTTCTCACCGACTTGCGCTACAATTTCGCCCAGAAAGGCACCTTTGTCAATGCCGGAGGGCTGGCCGCCTTCAGGAACCAGGACGAGGAGCGCCGGAGCATTTTGTTTATCAAAAAGCATTTCGGCGACAGCATCAACCTCAAAGGAGCCACCAACAACGGCAAGGACAAAACCAAGCAACTTGTCCAGTACAATATCACGGCACAGTTCAAATTCTGAAAGGACGTATAGGTGAGTAAAAATGGTGTAAAAATGGTGTTCAATCTGATTGCATCTCTTGCTCATCTGTATTACCTTTACAGCATAAAACATAATAATATCAATTAGTTATGATTAAAAGAACTGTATCAGGATATAATTTCTTTGAGGTGAGCAGCGCGATGCAGAAGGCTATCCGACGGGCCGATGCCCGAGTGGCCGGTTTCTTCGCCCTGGAGCTATGGCACTCCGGCTTCCGCGACTATGTTTGGAAGCGTCTGTTCACTATCAGCGCGGAGGACTGCTACGGACTCATCACCTCAGAGATTGAAGCCTTATGGCAAGGGCATGAGTTAGTCAACAAAAACCATCCCGAAGGCAAAGGCCGTATTTTCGTGAGCAAAGCGGTGCTTCTCCTATGCGAGTGCCGCAAGAACCGAGACGCGGATCATCTTCAAAACTTCATATATGACCACAACATGGTGGACGTGGAGTATTGGATTGACGATGTGCGCCGCTATCCTATCCCCATACCTGATTATACCTACGATGTCCACACGGCAAAAGGCAAGAAGTATAATCGAACAAAGGAGGAATTCTTCAGAGATGAATATGAGGCGTTGCAGCCGAGGGTTCCCGGCCTGTTCGATGACCTCGTGCCTCCACCTCCTAAAAATCTTTTTGACGGTTCGGACTCTTAGTCCGGGCCGTTGCAGTTATTAACCCCAAACAATTCTGACAAAATGGATTTTGGTAAAGCAATCGAAGCCCTTAAAGCGGGCAAGAAAGTGGCCAGGCATGGATGGAACGGCAAGAATATGTTCCTTTGGCTGAAACCTGCTACTATCGTAAAAGCAGAGTGGTGTAAAGACCCTATGCTGAAACGTCTTGCAGAAGAGGCCGGAGGCGAAATCCCGGCACTCGGCACCATCTGTATGTTCACCGCCCAGGGTGAGATACTCAGTGGCTGGCTCGCTTCTCAGACCGACATGCTGTCTGAGGACTGGATGATTATCTACGAAGGAACAGACTGAAAGATATGCAGCTCCCACCCTTAGACAAAGGACTGCTGGCAAAGATTGGTATCGCTCCAGATGCGGTACCCATCATCCCGGCGCCGGCAGATACCTTCGGCATCAACATCAAGAAGTCACAGCCGCAGACCCAAAAGGCTCTCACATCTGACGAGTGCGTCAAGCTGTTTGGAGCGAGAGAGGCCGTGCTGATGAACTTCATACCGCAGATGCTTACGGCTCTCGCCCTGGAGCAGGCCGAGGCGTTTATCAATTATTGCCGGGACAATCGGCTCTCTGAGTATAAGCGGCACAACCGAGAGATGCGCAAGTGTATCGACGAGTATAACTTTGAACTCCGTAAGAGTTATGGCCGCGCATGGTACTCCTATCAGAACTATCTGGAGCGGTTGCGCAAGAGCGTTGAGTTAGACTTGTTCAAGTGCTGGTGTACGTTCACCAACGAGGCCGCCCGGCAGTATGTCGGCCACCCTCATAAAGAGATTCCGGCGCGTGTGGTCCTCGTCCGCATGATACTCACTTTCGTTGAGGACTTCGACAAGAACATGGATAAAGTCATTGCCGAACGTATCAACAAGCCGTGCAGTCGCAGGCAAGACCCATTTGTGTTCCTCATATCCGTACTCTGCATTGATATAGCCGAGAGTTTCGGCCACACCATGAAGATTACCGACACTATGGCACTATGTGTGAAAGTCCTCGCCAACCGGTGCCATAGCATTGTCGATGTTATCATGGCCGAAGAAGATGCCGCCGAGAGTGCCAAGTCTTGACACTTATTGACAAACGTTAAGGTGGAAAAATGGCGGCCAATCTGATTGCAAAACCAGTTTTGGTGCCCTAACTTTACAGGTGTAAGGGAGATAAAAACCTTACATAACAACAAAGTCAAACCAATAAAACCACCATAGAGATGAAAACAATATCCGACCTCAATGCTCTCATTCCTACCCTTGTGGATTTGCTCGCAAGCCAAGACCACGAAATCGGAGAGTCCTACTACGAACAAGACGAGGATGGATGGGGACGATGCGATGATTCAACCACCAACTACTTCTGCTATGAGGAAGATGGCTGGCTCATTGAAGTTACCTATGAGTGCTGTGGAGAGTGGGATAATGACCCCGGCGATTATTGGACTCCACCGAGCTGCGATCTTCGGAAAGCATGGGGCGAGGTTACGGAAATCACCGCCTCCCACTACGATGAAGATACCGATGAGGAAACCGAATTTAGCGAGGATGACGTGAAAGAGCTTTGGAGTTCTTTTGACAAAGTCCTTGAAGATATAGCATAAGTCAAACCAATAAAACCAAATCAAAATGGGAATTAAAGCTCATGTTGCCGAGGCATATCAGGTAAAACACCGCATCTACGACAACTTCAGTGGTAAACAAGACGTGATTAACCGATTGCTCTATAAGGAGTGCCCCGATCTTAATTGGCAGGGCGAGGATGTAGAGTGTGCTGAGCAACTTGAAATTACACGGGCAGACCTTGCCAATCTGATAGCAATAATCTGCTACAATCGCCGAGACTTTGAGCTGTGGCGCGAAAAGAATCAAATAAGCGAGACGCTTGATGACATCATCGGCATCTTTGCCAAGTGGATGGCTCACAGCGACCAGCGCAACGATTTCGTTGTATTAAATTGGTACTAACGATGATGACCGTGATTGAGAAACAGACAATGGATGCGATTATAGCTATCAATCGCAAAACCAAAGACGCCAATCAGATTGATTGGGAGCAGCGTCGATACGAGATAGCCAAAGAGATATTCGCCCGTTGCCTTTCAAGTGAAGACGGCGATATGAGAGCCTTCTGCGCACGAGAATTGAGAACACACGCCAACGACTGCGTCCGAGAGGCAAATGCTCTTATCAAAGCCTTAAAAGAACAGCCTCAGCCATGAATAAAGACTATGCCTATTGTGTCGGTCCTAACTACTTCGGAGGGCCGGCACTCTGCCAGAACTGTAAGCGACACATTCCATTTTGCACCGAAGTACACGAGACCTTAACGTGGACTATGCCGATGTACGATGAAAAAACCGGCAGTTGTCCGTTGCATGAACCTAAAAACGAGAACAAAGATGAAAGAAAAACTAACGCTGGAGAATGTCAAGATATTGAAGAAGCTCGGATTTGACATTGATGCACCAACAATCTACGATACGGCAAAATTTTTGCGAGAAGAATGGGGTGCAGACCTTGTTGTCAGCCCTCGTTTCAACAGTAAAACCGGCGACCGCATCGGCTATTTTTGGCGATGGTCTCAGCGAACAGACGTGATAGATAGCAAAACTTACAGAACCTTTGAAGGTGCGCTTTCTGCTGGCATCTCTGCGGTTCTGGAACCATTCAAAGAATACTACGAATGTCAAAACTAATATTATCCCCTGGTACTGCTGTAAGGCTGAAAAATCCTCAAACGTGTTGGCAAAAACTCGGAGGCACTATTATAGATGTTTGGCCAGACTATAATCATCCCGAAAAAAGCATTGTTGGTGTTATTTTTCCGAGAGGAGGATTCGTAAGAGAGCAAACGGCGGTTAAAGCCGTGGAACTATTGCCATTTGAGGAGGAAGGAGGCAATGATGAAAATCCTTGATTTGGTCGTAAAACACAAGTGGTACGACATGGAAGAGTCCGGCGAAAAGCCGGAAGAATACCGAATTCTATCTGACCATTGGGTCAAGCGGTTCCTCCGACTCAATAGCGGGCGAGATGGCGCTTTGAAATATCTCGCCATGCTTCCGACAGACCAAGTATGGCAGGAATACACTCATGTCCGCTTTCACAGAGGCTACACATCAACTACAATGCTCTTTGAAATCAAGAGTATGCACATAGGTTTCGGTAACCCTGCATGGGGCGCGCCAAATGAAGAAGTGTTCATCATTAAATTAGGAAAAAGAATATGAGACTGATTAAATTCAGAGGCAAGCGTATCGACAACAGAGAGTGGGTTTATGGACCGCTTTGTATGAGCGCAAAGTATGCACCGTATATTCTTTGGAGTGGAGATGACTCAGAGGTTATATCAACTCCTATAATCCAGCAGGACTCAATAGGCCAGTTCACCGGTTTGTATGATAAGAACGGCAAAGAAATTTATGAGGGCGACATCATCTTGTATGGAGGCACTATCCAACATGAGGTCGTTTTTCGTCATGGTTCTTTCGGCTATCTCCTTTATGGAGGTGAGTTTGTATCATACGCTGGAAATACGAACTTCACATTTAAGCCTCTTAATCGTTCCAAAGACCATGAGGTTGTAGGAAACATACACGATAACCCCGAACTACGACAACCCCAATACGATGATACAACTTCTATACATTGACCTATTTTGCGGTGCCGGCGGAACCTCCACGGGAGTCAACGAGGCCCGGCTGAATGGTGAACAGTGTGCCAAGGTTATCGCTTGTGTCAACCACGACCCAAAAGCCATAGCCTCACACGCGGCCAATCATCCGGGCGCTCTCCACTTTACGGAAGACATCAGGACGTTGAACCTGACACCGCTTATCCAACGCATCAAGGCTTGCAGACATGAAAATCCGCAAGCCTTGATTGTTCTATGGGCCTCGCTGGAGTGTACCAATTTTAGCAGAGCCAAAGGAGGCCAGCCGCGTGATGCAGACAGCCGGACTCTCGCGGAACACCTCTACCGCTACATCGAAGCCATCGACCCCGACTTTATCCAGATAGAGAACGTTGAAGAGTTCATGTCGTGGGGGCCGCTCGATAAGAATGGCCGTCCGCTTTCAATGGACAAAGGCCGTGATTATCTCCGCTGGATAAAGAACGTTAAAGGATATGGCTACAATTACGACTACCGCATCCTGAACTCGGCCGACTACGGTGCCAGGACCACCCGCAAGCGTTATTTCGGTATGTTCGCCAAGAAAGGCCTGCCGATCGTGTTCCCCAAACCGACCCACAGCCGACGGCCCACCGGCAATCTGGAGCGGTGGCGAGCCGTGCGCTATGTCCTTAATCTCGATGAGTGGGGACAATCCATATTCACGAGGAAGAAGCCATTGGCTGAGAAGACGCTGATGCGTATCTATGCCGGACTCATCAAATTTGTGGCCGGTGGCAAAGATGCCTTCCTGGTAAAGTTCAACAGCATGAGTCAGCGAGGAAAGTATGTGCCACCATCCATTGATGAGCCGTGCCCGACAGTGGCCACTCAGAACCGCCTCGAACTTGCTCACGTGGAGTTTCTGTCAAAGCAGTTCAGCGGCTCGACCTACGATAAGAACGTATCGTTGGATGAGCCGGCCGGAACGATAACGTGCGTTGACCATCATGCGCTCGTCAGTGCGCACTTCCTGACATCGTTCTATGGCAACGGCGGCTGTCGGGACATTGACAGCCCGGCGCCCACCATTCCTACCAAAGACAAGTTCGCGCTTGTAAATCCTCAGTTCATAGATATGCAGTACGGCCAAGGCCGCCCGACCTCCATTGAGGAGCCTGCCGGATGTATCACGGCCAATCCCAAGCATCACCTCATCACGGCCGAGCAATGGATTATGGACACGAGCTATAACAATGTCGGGAGCGGTATAGACGAGCCGTGCAAGGTCATCACAGCAGACCGCCATCAGTTCTACTTGATGAACCCACAGTTCTTCTCGGCCGGCAGCTCCATAGATGAGCCATGTTTCACTCTCATTGCCCGAATGGACAAGCGGCCTCCTTACCTCGTCTGTGTAGAGGGTGGAGGCATCGGCATAGAAGTCTATGAGACTGACTCGCCCATGACGGTAAAGATAAAAGAGTTCATGGCACTCTACAACGTCGTTGACATCAAGATGAGGATGCTCAAGGTGGTGGAGTTGAAACGTATCCAAGGCTTCCCCGATGACTATGTGCTGATGGGTAATCAGAGCGATCAGAAGAAATTCATCGGTAACGCCGTCCACACGAGCATCCCGAAAGCATGGTGTCCGGCCTTGTGTCGGGCACTTCAAGAATTACCAACCCAAATAATCAACAATGTTCAAGAAAAAGGAAATAGAACAGTTCATATCGCATGATACATTCGTGCCATTCTCGTATAATCCAAACGAGAGAGCTGCCAGCCTGATAGGGAACCTCGCGGGTTTCCTGCTAAAAGATGTAGAGAGCATGAAGCACAAAGTCGTTATCGAGGCAGACAAGAAGTCTATTGAAATCATAGTGTCAGTCGAGACACACAAGACCACCGAAGATGGTTGAGATAAACGGCTACAAGTTCTATGATGAGCCTTGGAGTTGTGGCAGTTGCCCCTGCATGAACACGGGGGCAACCCACCTCAACCCCGGTGTCAAGCGCGGCCACTGCATCCTATGGAATGAATGGCATCTGAGGTATCGCAATATCCCGGCGAGGTGTCATAAACTTTTCAAAAAGGCGATGACATATCCCGACGGGACAAAATTGGTCATAGTAGCAAATCAATCATAAATCAAATATGGCAAGACCAAACAGTAACGGCATAGTGGCACTCCACGATGACAAAGAGAGTGACAGCGGGTTTTTCTGTATGAAACTCGTTGGCTATCTCAACGAAGAGTCTGAGATGGGCACAGAGTTCTATGAGGTTCTATGGCATGAGCGTTTCGCCCAGGCAAAGGCAGGAGAATGTGCCTACCGAGATAAATGCCCCATTTACGCAAAATCTAAACCTCCATTTTAGATGGCTTAATTTCATTTCCGAGACAAGGAACCTACGATTCATTCATAACCCACTTAAATACAGATGACTATTGCGCTGAGAGCCCAAGTTGCCAAAGTTTGGTTTTTAGCGTAATCCGCTGAGTCAGACCAATCAGATAGTATTTTTGCGTATCATCATCACGCAAAAATGACATCATCTGAATTTTGCCCGGAGGATAGGATATATCCCTCGGATAATGTGTTTGAAATACCATGTCTGAGACTTGACAGACAGCCTAAAGCAGGGTTACTCCTTCCGTTCGCGGGCTGGGGTTCTGACACTCGTGTCCGTAAGACCGTATCGACCTATCATTTCTATGTGGATGATTACCGGTTCTCGGCTATATGGAAACACCCTCAAAGAGTGTTGAGCGGCGGATGCCGTGAACTCGTTGAGCCGAACTTCTCTCTTTACGACACAACGCCTATCGCATACGGACTCCAACTCATCTACATGAAGAGATGGATCGCTCGCTTCTGGCAAGAGTGCGGCGCGGCTGTGTATGCCGATTTGAATGTGTCAAAGAAGTTTGCCGAGTACAATCGCCTTGGAATACCTGAAGGGTATAATGCTTTTGCGACGCGAGGATATGCCGATAGAGAAGAATATCTTCGTGAAGAAATAAAAATCGCAAAGGAAATATCTGGAAAGGATGTTCCGAATATGATTGTTTATGGCGGTGGTGAGGAAATTCGGCAGATTTGTTTGCAGGCAAAAGTGCTTTATGTCGAACAGTTCATGACCAACCGCCGGAAAGGAGCTGTTGACAATGGCTAAAACATCAGGTGGGTTGAGGGCTGGGATTTCAACGATGACTCCAGTGCAAGCCTCGGAACACATTCGAAGCATCCTTGCTGATATAGCAAATGATGGTTTTTCCAAGGCGAGACCTTTCACTGTTGGTGAAGTTGAGTCTGAGTTGAGAGAATATGCACGCGAACATGGCATAGATTTGGCCGGTAAAGACATCGTGATGAACGTGAAGCAAATAACCCACACATTGCGAGACTCAAAGGTCGATAAAGGGATTGCCGTCAGTCCTGAACATCTTGCACAGTTCCCTCTCCGTAGATTAGGGATGGAATTGTATCACGATTCCACAAACAACAACTTCATTTATTATGACAGGACCAGGAATGAAAAATTTGTCATTCACCCGAATTACGAGATGAAGATAGGGCGAGCGAAAGGAAAGGTGGTTAATTATATCACAGCAAGCAAAACCAATCCTCAAGAATTTACGCTTACCAAACTCAGAAGAATAAAATAAGACCTAAGCGCAACGGGTAGGTCGAATACCTCATCATACGGTCTTTGAACCAAATGCCACCGTTCCACACATCGTGGCTCTATGCGCTTAAGTCTTATGGTGCAAAGTTACAAAATCCCAATCAATTATACAACACCTAATTAGACTATTTGGATTGAATAAACCAATATAAATCAATCATGAAACTCTACATATCAATACCAATCAGCGGCAGACCGCTCCATGAGGCCAAATATCATGCCAAGTGCATAAAAGCCGCGCTCACGCCACATGGCTGGGACTCTGGATTGATGTAAAACAATTCAAAGATGAAGAGGATCCCGACTTTGTCCGACGTGAGGCAGAGGAACTATTAGACAAACTCAACGAGAAATAAGACAATGAAAGTAATTATCACCGGCGGTGAGGGCTTTATCGGCAAGGCTCTCACCGCTGCTCTTAAAAAGCGAGGCGTGGAAGTGGCCGTCATCGACCGACGCGCCGGAATTGAAGTTGCCGACTTCTTCAGAACTGCCGACCTCTCGGACATCGACTGCGTGTATCATCTGGCTGCTCAGACCTCAGTGTTCAACACCGACAAAGATGCCGTCAAGGCCGACAACATCGACGCCTTCATGGTGGTGTGCGATGCGTGCCGCCGCTATAACGTGAAGCTCGTGTATGCCTCGTCCTCCACGGCCAACAGCTGTAACACGACGTCTCTCTACGGCATCAGCAAGCGGTTTGACGAACAGTATGCCGCCTGCTACCACCCCGGAGCCACGGGAGTGCGTCTGCACAACATCTACGGGCCTGACCCACGTCAGGGTACTCTTCTTTGGCATATTCTCAACGACAATCCTGTCAAGCTCGTAAATGCCGGACGCAACGTGCGCCACTTCACATTCATCTCAGATGCCGTCGAGGGCTTCATCTATGCCTACGGAAGCGGTGAGAAACTGCTGAACGTGGCCAACCCCGAAGAGACCTCCGTCTATGATTTCGCGTTAGAGGTGGAGAAATACAAACCTCTTGAAATCGTGATAGATAAGCACAAACGCGATTTTGACCGCAAGGCGCAGACGGTCGATGAGAGCATTCCTACTGTACCTTTGCAATATGTGTCGGTAGCCGATGGCATCCGCCGCTGTATGGAACATGAGACGGAGAAGTAAGATTATACGAATGGATGACTGGGACGCTGTCGCCAAGGGACCGAAACTCCTAAGCGACAACGTCCCTCGTTGCGACCTCACTCCAAGAGAGGCGTTGCACCGTATCGGCTCACTCTACTACATCTCTCAGTTCAAGAGGAGCAAGGAAGGATTGACATTTCGGGAGATTAAATCCTCGGCCGATCATGCCGCGATGTTTGCCGAGGTTGCGTGCAAATTTATCTCGACATTCGTCGGCAATACGGCAGACTGGTGCATCATCACCACACCACGGCGCCGGCACGCTGACGGTTTCCATTTCGCTACCGAGGTTTGCCGTATAATATCGGACACTATCGGCCTTCCGTTCTACGACGATGCCTTACAGTGTATCAACCATGACCGTCTGCACCCTGACTTTATGCTGTTGCGGCCCATCGAGGAGCGGCGGGTGATAGTCTATGATGACATCATCACCACCGGTTCCACGATGATCGCGACCAACGCGCAGCTCGGAGACCGGGACATGGTTCTTAACCTCATAGGCATCAGTAACAGATAAATCCATTCTCCCGGCGATGATTTTGAGACAATCCCCACCTCATCTGGGCGCAAAAACGGCTCATATCGCCATAATAAGCGGCAAAGCGGGTAGAATTTTACGCATTTGCCAAAATTTTTAAGGGAGCGGGAGAAATCCAAATGATGACTAATACCTCAACGGCATCTGTCTATCATCTGGAACTATTATTACGACAACATCATCAGTGACAACAATAGCATAATATCATTATCATCTATGGCAAGAGCAAAGAACAAACATGGCCTGACTCCTCAGCAGGAACTGTTCTGTCAGTATGTAGTCGATGCGTATGGCACCGACACCAAAGGCATACTTGTGGCCGCCTATCGCAAGGCTTACAACTGCAAGAGTGACGTGAACGAACCTTGGCATTACAGCAAAGCAAGTGCTTTGGCAGCTCAGGATAAGATAAAGGTAAGGATTGAGCAGCTTCGAGAAGAGCAGGCGCGCCTCGCGTCGATAAGCCGCGAACGCATCATCAGTGACGACGTGAGCATCCTTGACTTAGACCCTCTTGACTTGTGGACTATCGACAGCAAGACTGGCCGCTGGCGCATGAGGTACCTCCACGAGATACCCAAGAAGACACGCAAGCTGCTGAAGTTCGTGAGAGTCGGTAAGAACATCGTCCCGGAGGTAGATAAGGACGCCGCCAAGAAGCGACTGATTGATGTATTAGGATTTGCCGCCGCTAAGGACATCAAAGTAACCTCACAAAGCAACGTTGCAGGAGAACTCCGCATCGGTTTTGACGATGATGAGGAGTAATCAAAGTGAAAGCAAAGTTAAGATAATCCATTTCACTTTGTCGGTGAGGTTAGAAAATTCTCCGGAGAAATTCAAAACCGTGTAAGCGATACTGCCAAATCTCCTTACAAACTGTCAAATTCAATGGAAATAAATTTCAAGAAGCTGAATCCGGTTGGATTCTATCTGTTGAGATTCCTGCAAGACCTGACCATCCGCTTTATCATCTTGTTCGGAGGTTCATCATCCGGCAAGTCTTATAGCGTGGCTCAGATTATTCTCATATTTACACTATGGGAAGGAAGCAACACGCTCGTCATGCGTAAGGTTGGAGCCTCAATCCGAGACTCCATATACCAGGACTTCAAGACAGCCGCTGATCAGCTTGGAATAACGAATTTGTTCAGGTTTTCAGATGGAGCGAAGAAAATAACGTGCCTTAGCAACGAGGCGCGTATTGTGTTCAAGGGCCTTGATGACTCGGAGAAGATAAAAGGTCTGTCAAGTTTCAAGCGTGTTGTTCTGGACGAGGAGAGCGAATTTGAAGAGGAGGACTACAAGCAGATCCGTAAGCGTCTTCGCGGTATGAAAGGACAGCAGATTATAACTACATTCAACCCTATTAAGGAGACCCACTGGATAAAGGTGAAAGTGTTCGACACTCAGAAATGGCATGATATACCCAAAATAGTAGAGATAGCCGGGGAGCTAATTCCACCACAACTTACCGATGTGAAATCAATACGGATGAACGAGCCTAAGTTCATCCTCAACCCTCGCACCAAGCAGATAGTTGAACACCCCTCGGATACTGTCGTCATTCAGACTACCTACCTCAACAACTTTTGGGTTGTCGGCTCTCCCGATGGTACATACGGGTTCTATGATGAGCAGTGCGTTGCCGACTTTGAATATGACCGAGTAAATGACCCCGACTATTACAACGTCTATGCTCTCGGAGAGTGGGGTGTCATCCGCACCGGCTCTGAGTTCTTCTCATCATTCAATCGCGGTGTGCATACGGGAGTATGCGAATATGACCCGACATTGCCGGTGCATATCAGTGTTGACTCCAACGTGCTGCCTTATATTTCTATCACCTATTGGCAGATTGCGTTAGAGGGGGACAAGAAGCACATCCGGCAGATTGGCGAGACGTGCGCCGACAGCCCGAACAATACCGTCAGGAAAGCGGCCAAGCTCGTTGCCAAGCGTCTGCATGAGATGGGAGTTGATAAAGTCATCCTCCACGGTGATGCTTCAACGAGAGCGGCCAACAACATTGATGACGAGAAGCGTTCATTTCACGACTTGTTCATTGATACTTTGCAGAAAGAGGGTATTGAGGTTGAGGATAAGGTAAGCAACAAGAATCCGAGCGTGCCGATGTCCGGCGAGTTTATCAATGCGATATTTGATGTCATATTCCCCGGACTCCAGATAACGATTAATGAGAACTGCAAGGTCTCGATTGAGGACTACATGAGCGTTCAGAAAGATGTGAACGGCGGCATACTCAAGACCAAGGTCAAGAATAAAATCACCATGCAGACATACGAGGAACACGGCCATATATCCGATACGTTCCGCTATGTTGTCGTTGATATGCTCCGAGAAGAATTTCTTCTGTTCTCAAACCGCCGCAAGCGCAACCTGTATGCCAAAGACGGGGCCATTCATTTCTTCAATCCCGAAACCAAGTGCGCATATAGTCGAGAGATTGCCTATGCTATGCCGAATGTCAACGGCAAGTTCGCCCTGGTACATGGCAAGCTATGCGGCGAGAAGTGGCACATTCTTGATGTGCAGTTGACAGAGACAGCATCGACAGACGAGATAAAGCAAATCCTGATAGACACTGCCAGTCCTCAGACAATCATAGAGTGTGCTCCGGCCTATTACCGATTTGTCAAGGATCTGCGCAAAGAGCTGCCCGGAGTCCGAGCGATGCAAGAGGTGCCGGACATAGACCGACGCATAGCCGCCACATCCGATTTCGTGAAGAACCATCTCCTGTTCAATGAGGAGAGACTGAATGACGATGTTGTGTATTCCACGTTCATGGCCAATCTTCTTGACTACAATAAAGACAGCGACAGCAAGGAGGCGAGCGCGGTTCTGAGTGGCTTCATTCAGTTCGTTGTAAAGTTCGGTTTTTCTGGGAATATGGCTGTAACTGTCGGAGATACAAAGGATTAAGGCCAATTTTGAGTGAGTGGCAAATTTCAGTATTTCGGCATTTGGCTCAACTTGTGTTATTACTCCTTTTCTTTGCGCCAAAAGAAACCGCATGAAATTCCTACAAGGCATATTTGGCATCAAGGAAAAGACCGAGGCTCTGACAGTCCGGGAGGAAACTCCTCGGGAGGAAACTCCCCAGGCCGTCAGTCAGGCTAACTCGGACACAAATGTCACTGACGCATGGAGGTATCATCAGATTCTTGCCAAACTCGACGCGCTTATACAGCCCTCGGTTGTCGGCAACAACTTCATTGAGATGTTCAAGACAATTCCTGAGGTGTTCTGGCCGATAGATTTCATTGCCAAGCGTATCTCCGAGGCTCATTTTGACTTGAAGAGGACGAAAGATGACAGCATCGTATGGTGCAATCGTCTCGGAGCCGATGCCATTCTCAAACAGCCCAACCCTATAATGACATGGCGCGAGATTGTCTATCAGCATTTCGTGTATAAGCTCGCCACCGGCAATGCCTTTTTCAGAGCAGCTATGGGTGAGACCATCACGGCCGATGCCGTCAAGTTCCAATGGTGTTCAAACTACTGGAGCCTGCCGGCCCATCTCGTCAAGGTAGAGCCGATGGAGTACAGCTATGGCGTGCCGATGTTCGGTATTGCCAAGATCGACGAACTCATCAAGGGCTACACTCTCGACCTCGGCGCATACTCCGGCCTCACTATCCCATACTATCAGATATGGCATGATCGCGACGGTATTCCCGAACTCATCAGAGGCATTGGCTACATGAAGGCTCAGAGCCGTCTGTTAGCCGTGAAGAAGCCGATTGCTAACCTCCTCGCAGTCTATGAGGCGCGTAATGTGATTTATCTGAAACGTGGCGCACTCGGCTTTATCGTGGCTCAGAAAGAAGACCCGACTGGCACGGTGGCACTTGAACCGGACGAAAAGAAAGAGCTGAGAGATACCATCAACGCCAACTATGGTGTCGGAGAGGGCAAATCTCCATACGGAGTAACGGATATCCCTATCAACTTCGTAAGAACGAACCTCTCCATTACCGAACTCCAGCCCTTTGACGAGACATTGGAGGACGCTATCAAGATTGCTTCTGTCTTTGGTATTCCGGCTGTGTTGGTACCGCGTAAAGACCAATCCACATTCAGCAACCAAGACACCGCCGAGAAGAGCGTCTATACCTCGGTAATCATACCGGCGGCAAAGCGCTTCTGCGAGGCTCTGACAACGTTCCTCGGACTTGACCAGAAGGGTCTGTATCTCGATTGTGATTTCTCCGATGTGGCCTGTCTGCAAATCGGCCTCAAGGTGCAGGAGGAGGTTAAGAAGCTCGTCAATGAGCGATGCCTCACTCAGTTCAACAACGGCCTCATATCCATCAATGACTGGCGTGCCCAAATCCATGAGGATGCTCTTGATGGCGATATTTTCAATAAGGTCAAGTTTGAGATGACACCCGAAGAGATAGCCATTGTTGACAGCGTCATCAAGGCTCAGACTTCTCCCATACAGATTAACACGGGTCAGCCCGCAAACGGCAAGCCCGGAGATAATCAGGATAACGACGACAATCAATTCAATAATAAACCCAAACCCTCGAAAGGAGAAAGAAATGAAAGAACAGATGATTAATCTCCAGTACGAAACAAAAGCACTGGATGTCACTGAGAAGGGTATCGTCACCGTAGCGGTGAACGGTATAGGCATCGAGGACGCACAGCACGACATCTCGATGCCGGGGTCATTCGTGGACACCCTCCGCGATGACATAAGCAAAATGCGATGGTACCTCAACCACGACACGCGCCAGCTGCTTGGTGTGCCACTGTCAGGTGAAGAGAAGGACGGAAACCTCATCATGACCGGACAGATGAACCTCAACAAGCAGATCTGCCGCGATGTCTTTGAGGACTACAAGCTCTTCCATGAGGCAGGGCGCACACTTGAACACTCTATCGGTGTCAAGGCTCTTGCCCGTGATGAGGAGGACCGCCGCAAGGTAGTAAGATGGAAGATGCTCGAATATTCCACGCTGACTGGCTGGGGTGCCAATCCTCAGACGTTCCTCGTTGGATTGAAGAGCGCATCCGAGGACCAGATTCGGGATGCCGTCGAACTGCTCCGCATGGCTTTCAAGCAGCGCGGATATTCAGACGAGCGACTTAAAAACTACGATATGGAACTGAATCTGTTACTCAAATCCCTGGGTGGCGGCATGATAGTTACCTGTCCGTGTTGCGGTCATCAGTTCGACTATGACAACGAGCCGGAGCATACGTTCTCGCAAGAAGTTCAGGAAGCGGCCGGAGAACTCGTAATGTCCATTGGACGCAATGAGGCACGCCGACAGATAGAACGCTACCGCCCCGAAATCCAAAACGAAGTTTCCGCAATCATTGACGGCCTTACGGCGGCAAAGAAAGAAATCTCTACAAAGAGCATCGTAGAGGCCTTTGCATACGTCCGCTGTCCTTATTGCTGGAGCCGTGTATATCGTTCCAACAGCCTCCTTATCCCTGCCGATACTAACGAGACCAAGGAGAAGAAGCCTGAGGACGAGGAAGGTACGAAACCCTCAACCGAAAAGCCGACCGCAGGTGCCAAGCCTGAGGATGAAGAGAAGAAGCCCGGAAAGAAGGACGACACAAAAAAGAAGTCCGCTGAAGAGCCGATACCCTCTGCCTCGTTCTGGGCATCTCTGTCAGCTGCCACGAAGAAATAACAACCATTCAAATTCATAGTGCATTATGAAATTAACAGTCAAAGAAGTTCAGGAGATTGTAGGCGTAAAGACAGCCGGTCTCCCCGACGAGCAGAAACAGTTCGTCAACACGCTCCTCGGTGCTTTCACCGATGCAATCAACAAGTCGGTTGACGGTCTCGTTGACCCCACCGCCCTCAAAGAAGCCCTCAAGCCTTTCACGGCAGAGGACGGCGTAACCCTCACATCTCTTGCCAAAGAGAACAAGGACCTCATCGACCAGGTCAAGAGCCTGTCCGAAGCCCTCGAAAAGCTGAAGAAGCGCGGCATCGGCCTCGACTTCATCAGCAAGTTCAACGAGGCCTTCGACGAGATGTACGATTCGCCGAAGATGCAGGACTTCATCAACGACCGTGAGAAGTCGTCCGGCTCTTTCGCGTTCAAGGACATCTCTCTTACCGGCAATGTAGTTCCCGGCGGCACGCTCACCATGACACAGCAGAGCGACCGCATCGTGACACAGGCCACTGACAAGAAGCTCCACGTCCGCGACTTCGCCACCGTTCTTCCCGGCGATCCTGAGTTCCCCATCTTCGCGTTCCAGCAGATTCACCATGTGGACCGCAACGCCCGCTACGTTTCGGAGAACGGTATGCTCCCGGAATCCAGCCTGAAAGTAAAGGAGGCCACCGCCCAGGTTTCCCGTGTCGGTCATCACTTCAAGCTGTCGAAGCGTGCGCTCAAGTGCAAGACCTATCTCCGTGGTTTCGTCATGAACTGTCTGCTCTCCGGTGTCCGCGATGCCGAGGACTTCCAGATTCTTTTCGGTGACGGCTCCGGCGACAACCTTTTGGGTATTACCAAGTACGATGGCGTTCTGCCTATCGAGAAGATTATCTCCGACGCAATCTTCACTGTTGCCGCCGGTGGCGTGCTGTCTATCGAAAAGGTAGACAACGGACTCATAGTAGAACTGAAGGAACCCAACGACCTGCTCATCGAGGGCCTGAAAGTGACCGGCGCCGCCGCAGTCACCAACACCGACCTCAACAAGACTTACGATGTCATCAAGGTCAACGACCGCCGCATCTTCCTCGAAGGGGCCACCCTGGCCGCTACCAACACCGACACACTGCTGGCCGCCGATGTCGCCGCTCTGAAGCTGACGTTCACCAACGGCGCATATCAGAGCATCGAATCGCCCAACAGCATCGACGCACTGGAAACTGCTATCTCGGTGATGACCTACGCCCAGTTCGTTCCCACCGTTCTCGTGCTGAACCCGATCACCATCAACGCCATCCGTTGCGAGAAGGCCACCGACGGCAACCGTCTCGAAGTTGTCAAGGACATCAACGGCAACCCTGTCATCGGCGGTCTCCGGGTCGTTCCTTATAGCGGTATGCCGGTGGGCAAATACTTCCTCGGCGACATGCAGCGCGGCGCTCAGATCATCGACTACACTCCGCTGACCGCCGAGTGGGCCGACGACGTGAACACCAAGCTCAAGAACCAGGTAGTTCTGCTCGCCCAGGCCGAAGAGATTGTTCCGGTGTTCTGCCCGTGGGCGTTCTCCTACGGTAGTATCAGCGCCCTCAAAACCGCCATCAAGAAGTCGTGATCATGAACTACATTCTGAAAGGCGACCCCAAAGAAGTGGCGAAAGTCCTTCAGGAAAACCGTATCCGTGCTGACAGAGGTGTGATTGAGTTCACGCCCTGTCAGCCGGACTCGGCTCTTGATGCCGACAGCATCGCCACACTTCGGACAGAGTTGGAAGCCAAGACTAATGAGTGCGTGGAAATGGCCGCAGATCAGTTGGTGCTTGCCAACTTGGCAGAGGCCGTAGCCGATATAGTCGTAGAGAATGGTATTGTCATTCCTGATGACCTTTCGGCTCAGCTTGCCAAGTTCATAACCGTTCCCAAAGTGGCCGAAACCGTTCCCAACGATAGCCCAAACGTTGAAAACGCTGGCTCAAACGTACCCGAAACCGTTCCCAACGAACCCGAAGCCGTGGAAGATAACAAGACCGTGGATGCCGGAACCGACATGAAGGAAGTCAACCTTGATGACGTCAAGGACGCTCCCGAAGAGGAGGCGAAAGCCGAGCCCGCTCCGGCATCCAAGAAAACACGTTCCAAAAAATCAGAGTGATGTTAATCGACGTATCATATTTCACCGAAGGCCCGCGCCACATTCAGAACGCATCTCTCGGCAAACTGCCGAACGCCGATGCCGAGGCGGTCAATGCCACAATCAAGGCATACATCCGCCATTGGCAACGCCGTTTTCTTAACGGCGTTCTGACTGTAGCGTATGCTGGAGTTGTGGACAATTACCTCAAACTGATAGACAAAGACCCCGAAACGGAGCCTGAGGCCGATGCAGACATGGTGATTGAGCAGCTCCGTGAGCCGTTTGCAAACTATGTGTTCTACAAGATACTGCGTGATGCCAACACACAGCCCACTGTTACGGGCCTTGTGCGGCTTAAATGTGCCAACGAGTATGTTGCTCCCATCAGACGTCAGGTGAGTGCATGGAACGAGATGGTGGATATGATACGCGATTTCCATGTGTGGGCGAGAGCCGAAGGATATAGTTCCTGGCTTGGTAGTGAAGATAACTTCATTACCAAAATCAATCCGCTCAACCTATGAAGAAAAGCCGTGAGATAATCGAAATAATTGGCGATGTGGTAAAAGCCACAGCCGCAGGATGCAACATTCTGGTGACGCACCGTGATGGAACATCTGAGACTATCGAGTGTCCGAAAATCAACTACATATTCGGCAACGCCCAATATGTGAAAGATCAGCTGGATGCCATGAGTAAGGCGGTAAAGACCAATGACATGAAATTCCCCCTCATTGCATTGTTCTGTCCGTTCAAGGAACAGCGTGATGTTCCGGACTACTTCTCAAAAGCGACCGTCCGAATCCTCATAGCCTATTCCTCTAACAAAGAGTGGAGCAACGAGGAACGCCTTGTAATCTCATTTCAGAACATTCTCCGGCCAATCTACGAAAGGCTGAAAGCTGAACTGTTGGCCGATGGCCGCATTGATTTCGGCTATAAGGACCTCATACCGCACGAATACTCTGAAAACTACTCTTATGGCCGCTATGGCGCTCACACAGGCACCGGGGATGCTCTGAGTGAGCCCATAGATGCCATAAATATCTCCAACTTAGAATTAAAAATCAAAAATCCCTCATGTAGATAATTATGAGAAAGACAAGAACCTGCACCGGCTCCAACCTCAACACCGGTGTTTCAAAATGTCACCTTGATCCTGAAAAGGTGAAAGGCGCAATCTTAGTTCCTCACGGGGTCAAGCTGCCAGCAGAGTTCACAGCCACCAAAGCCAAGGAACTCTGCCACGCCGACCGCCCGGAGCGTATCTATCCGATTCTGCCATTCGTCGAGTTCGCCAAGAACGGCGGCGAGCCGCAGGTAGCGGCCAACGGCTACGGCCCATCCCAGATGACTGGCATAAGCGCGTTGACATATACGTTCACGATGGACAAGTTCTATCCCGAACTCAACGCCTCGCTTACAAAGACCGCCAACAAGGCATGGGATGCCTATTTCTATGACGAGAAGAATGTCATCTACGGACTCAACGACGGCACCGACACCCTCGCCGGCATACCGATGAGCACCGTCTATTCGACTCCGACACCTCATCCCACATCGTCGGCCGCCGCTACAATGGATGTATCGTTCGCGTTCGAGGACGCACGCTACTACTTCGAGAGCATGGATTTCGTTCAGCTCGATTTCGCCATCGGCCGCAACCTTATTGGCCTCACGCCTGTCGAACTCGTCAAGGCCAGCACCACCGGCAACGACTACAAGCTGCTTGAGAAGATTGGCGGTTACGACCTCACGCCCACCTACGGCAAGCTGCTCTCCGACAATGCGAACCTCATCACCGGCGGTGCTTCCGGCGTGACTTACAACGAAAGCACCGAAACACTCACCATCGCCACTACGGGCGGCGTCGTTCCGGCTCTCAAAGCACCGAGCGCACTGTTCGAGGCTGGCATTGAAGGCATCGAGCAGGTATGATCAAGTTCGAGAATGTAACATTCATCAAGTCCGAAGTCCTGAAGATGAAGAAAACGGAGTTTATCTCCAGTCATCTCAACATCTTCTGGAGAGACAAGGACGAGGAGACCCGCAGAAAAATGCTCTCGCAGGCATACGACCTTTGCGCCGGGCCTAAGAAAGCCAAGTGACTAACGGGGGCGGGGTGCAAATCTCGCCCCCTTGATTTATCAGACATGAACATCTCAAAGGTAGCAGACATCATTCATAAGATTGCCGATGGTTTTGAGGAGAACGGTATGAAATGCCTCTCCGACCATTCGGGCAATGTCGTTATCGCCGTTCAGGAGCAGATTTACAGCGGTCAGAACGGTAAAGGTGAGATGCTGTCTCCTACCTATGATGATGACCCATATTTTGAGGAGGAGGGCTATTGGTATCATCGTAATGCGGCATACAAGGCATGGAAGAAAGACATCACGCCGCCACGCGGCAGTACGTTGCTCGGACTGCCTCCGCGCCCGGAGAATGTACCGAACCTTTACATCAACGGCAAATTCTTTTCCGACATCCTTGCCGATCGACGCGGCGATGTGCTCCACGTTGACCCCGGCACCGGCGATGGTCCGGCGATTGTCGCAAAGTTCGGAGATGAAATCCTCAACATGGGTCCGTCGGCTGTCGAATATTTTAACCGAGAGTATCTTCTACCCTCAATAATAAAATTTTTCAAAGATTGCGGATACCAATGAGTTGCGACTGCGAACACAAGAAACTCGGCGGCGAGATAGACCGCATCAGGAAACTCGCCAAAGCATACGCCAGAATGGAAGATACCACCGTGGCCATATATTCCAATCCTGACGGGACATACGGCTTTTGTAGCGTATCTGTCGAGATAAGTAAACCGATTGTTGAATATATAACTCAGTTCTGATGGCTGATATAAGAATAACAGACCTCGTTGATCCCGATGAGATTAGGAAACTCAATGAACTTGATGCCAAGTTAATGACCGTCCTTGACACCTACACCAAGGTTGCCAAGGATTTGGCGCAGGGTCTTGAGATAAATATTAAGGTCGCCGGCGACATTGACAAGTTGGAGAAGCTACTTGTTGATAGAGGCAAAGACGCCGTTGAGGCTCAACAGAACCTTACTAACGTGATGCGTCAGCAGAGTGAGGTCATTGCCAATACCACTAACACCATCTCCCGGCAGTTGATGGAGCAGGAGCGCGTCAACAAAACCACTCGTGCCGCCTACACAGAGCAGGAGCGGGTTAAGAAACTACTTGATCAGTACCATGATACTTATGAGAATCAGATTGATTCGATGATCCGTATCAACCGTCAACTTGAAGAGAATAAGAAGAAGCAGAAGGAGAACGAACTGGCTCTGAAAATGGGCCGGATGTCTGCTTCTGATTTCGCCAAGGCTCAGGCTGAACTTATGGCCTCCACACGCGACCTCACACAGCAGAAGCGCACCCTTAACCAAATAATGACGGCCGAGGAGAAAGCCAACCAAGCAGTTGAAGGCAGCTATGCGCAACTCTCTCAACAACTTGAATTGTTGAAGAAAGCCTACAAGGAGATGGGCGATGAGTCAAAGGCCTCCGATTTCGGCAAAGAAATGGAAGAGACCATTCAGAACCTTGACGCGCACCTCAAAGATATGGCTGCCGACATGGGCGAGTTCCAGCGTAATGTCGGCAACTATGCTGTTGCCAATGGAGACCTGAAAAAGAAATATGATGATCTCGTCGGTACCCTCGCATCACTTCAGGCGCAATATGCCAAGCTATCTGATGAGGAAAAATCCGGAGCCCAAGGACAGCAGCTGGCCGCAAGTATTGAGGAAGTTTCCAACGCAGCCAAAGAGACAAAGCAGTCTATTGAGGAACATAACGAGGCCCTTGAAGAGGCGCGTCGCTCTCTTGGCGAGACCGGCGGCAAGACATCAAGCGTGAAGCGGGACCTCAAAGAACTTGTATTGGAGATTGCCAACCTCACCATTGAGTATCAGAACCTCTCGGAGGAAGAGCAGGCATCTGCCGAGGGCCAGGCTCTTGCAGATCACATCCGAGACCTCACTGAACAAGCTGGAGTGCTCAAGGATGCAATTTCCGATACGAATCAGGCTATTTCCAATGCTGCGTCCGATACGCGAGGCTTTGACCAGATAGGCGGTGCCCTGCAACTCGCCATCGATGGTTTCGGACTTGCGACCGGCGCCGCCGAGATGCTCGGCATAAGTTCAGAAGATTTGGCTGAGATACAGACCAAACTTCAGGCAGCAATCGCGGCTTCCAATGCCATGCAGTCCATACAGAACACCTTGCAAGTGCAGTCCGCTGTCATGCAGGGTGTCAACCTCGTACAGACGCGGCTCCGTGCGGCAGCTGAAAATCTTCATACAGCCGCCAAAGGTAAGGGAGTCATCGCCACTGCTGCGCTCACAGCCGCTCAGTGGGCGTTCAACGCCGCCGCCAATGCCAACCCCATCGGATTGCTCGTAGTGGCGATTACAGCCGCCATTGCCGCTGTCTACGGCCTCGTTAAAGCGTTTCAGGCGTTCTTCGGCCCCAGTGATGAGGCATTGGAGAACTATCAGAAGCAGAAACAAGCCTTGGAGGATATGTGCGAGGCCAATGACAAACTCATTGAGAGCATGAAGGCTCGTGGGGCCACTGAAGCCGAACTTCTCAATCAGAGCCTATTGAACAAGCAGGCCGAGAAAGAAGCCGCCGATGCTCTCTTTGAGCAAGCCAAGGAACTCTACGATGAGGACAAGGACGAATATAAGGAGGCTCTTGAAGCCAAAAAGAAAGCGGATGAGGATTTTGAGGTCAATAAGGAAGATAGCCTCAACTATTTGCTTGGGGTCATCCATGATGCCGAAGAAGAGGAGAAGAAACAACGACTCGGCACATACGAATATAAGCGTCAGCTCATTCAGGCCGAGTTAGAACAGCAAAAGGCTCTCGCCCTTACTCTCCTTGCCCAGGAGAAGATTACTCGTGAGGTCTATAACAACCTCGTGGCCTCTCTTGATAAGGCGGCACAGATGAAAACTGATGCGGTCAATAACGAAGAGAAGGAGCATAACGAACGCAACAACCGCAGATCCGGCAGTGGTCGTGTCGGCGGAGGACGCTCTTCCGGAGGTAGTGGCGCCAATGATGCCAAGAAAACTGCTGACGAACTGAAAAAGGCTGTTCAGGCCGGAGAGGACGCACTGCTAAAAATCATCACCGACAGCCTCGAACGTCAGCGCCAGGCCGAGAATCTGTCTTATCAGCGCAAGCTGAAGGAATTGCAGGATGCACTTGCCAAGACCAAGGAAACACAGGTGCAGATGCGCACCGCCCTGAACAATCAGATTCAAGGACTGGAGGCCGAGCATCAGCGTAAATTGCATGATTTGGAGATTGCAGGAATGGAACGCCGTCAGAAAGCCAATGCCGATTTTATAGCCTTACATCTTGAAGTCGTTGAGGAAGGTAGTCAGGAGGAGTTTGAATGGAAACAAAAGCAACTCAACAGCCAACGTGATATGGAATATCTTGCACTGTATAAGGCTGAGCGGGATAAGACACTAACTGCCGAGCAAGCACTTGAAATGCGAGCAACTCTCGTTGATAAGTATTGCAAGTTGCAGACCGAATTGGAAGAGGAGTACGCAACAAAGCAGGTTGAGGTTATCCAAAAGAAGTATGCGGACCAAGAAGAGTATGCAAACACGGCTATGATTGTTGAACTCAATAACCTAAAGACCGAGTATGCCAAGAAACTTGCCGCTGCCAAAGGTAATGCAGCCGAGCAAGCGCGTCTGAAAGAGCAGTTCGAGCGAGAGTCAGCTTCCATTCAGGAGAAGTATGCCATACAAGCCGCCCAAAGTGCTATTGCTATGATAGAGGAACAACTCAAGACTGAGAACCTGTCAGTCGAGGAACGCGAGGAGTTGGCGAGAAAGTTAGCCCAGGCCAAGGCCCAACTTGCACAGCAGGTAGCAGATGCCGAAGTGCGTGCGAGTGAGGAGGCCGTTAAAGCTGATAATGAAGCGACCGCAAAGCGCATTGCCAATGCCCAGCAGTGGTTACAGGTAGCAGCCGACTCCCTCAACGCCATTAACGACCTTGTCAGCACTATTTACGATGCCAAAATCTCAAAGGTAGAGGAAGAGCAGGAGGCCAATACCGAGGCCGGAGAAGTCGAGCAGGAGCGTATCGCTCAGATGGTAGAGCAGAATGTCATTACCGAAGAAGAGGGCGAGGCTCGCAAGCGTGCGGCCGAGGACAAGACCGCCAAGAAAAATGAGGAACTTGAAAAGAAGAAAGCCAAACTCAAGGAGAAGCAGGCCAAGTTTGACAAGCTGAACAGTATTGCTCAATGCGGTATCGCCACTGCGATTGCCATTATGAATGCCTTGCAGATGCAACCGTTCCCTGTCGGCATCGCTATGGCCGCCATAGCCGCCGCTATGGGAGCCGTGCAGTTGGCTACAATCATCGCCACACCTCTGCCGAAGTATGCCAAAGGAACGAGCCACCACAAAGGCGGCCCTGCAATCGTCGGTGATGGTGGTGTACCCGAAGTCATCACCTATGGCGGCAATGCGTGGATTACACCCGACAAGCCCACGCTCGTTGACCTACCTGCCGGAGCCTCCGTCATTCCTGATGTGTCAAATCTTGATGAGTCAGAACTGGCCGTGGTCCGACCTCTTATGCAAGGCGGCAAAGACGCTCCCAAACCGTACAATGACGCCAAAGTCATAGACCGTCTTGATAACCTCATATTCATTAAACAACGTGAATCTCGCGCGAGGAGACTGTCTGACATAGACAGCCAGCTTGCAAGTTACTTAATCAGCAAGAGTGTATGAAAACCCGATTAGACGAATTGACCTCCGCCGAGTTCATAGACCTTGTGTGCGGCAATAGAGATGTGCTTCTTGGCAAGCACGAGATACCGAACCCCTATAAGCTGACTATCGCGCTCCGTAACATAGTCATGGAGTACCGAAGCATCGCCGACCCCGGCGGCAACGCCACATATCTTCAGCGAGTGGATGCCATAATCAAATCCCGGATTGCCGTCACCGTCTATTCCATGTGTCAGAACCTCGTACTCCTGCAACAGTTCGATAGAGTGAGAGAAGTCCTTATAGCCGCCGGACTCCCTGCCGATGGGTGGAATGAAAAGCGCATAGAGTCCGAGGTCCATATTCAGCTCCAGAAAGGCAAACGAGCCTTTGAAGAGGCCGATAAGGACGATAGCAACGCGGAGGAAGAGAAAGAGAACATCCGCAATGCCTTTAACGGGATGATTGCCGCGATGATGGCTCACTTCAAATTCCAGATAGATGTTGCCAAGATGATGGCGCCCGTGTTCGCTCATCTTGTGGCCCGGTATCACGCAGAGATGAAAGCAATGAAAAAAGCCATGAAGCCGCACTAATAAATTAGCGTAAAATCATAAATTTGCATAGAGAACAGGCAGACCTAATATCGGTTTGTCTGTTTTTTTATTATCCGCTCAAATTATAGAGGGAGTTGTTAGTAACTCATTTCAAATCACGATGAGTTATGAAAAAAGACAACACTCCTTATCAGCACAGTAGGAAACGGCTTGCCCGCATAGAGCGCAAGTGCGATACGATACTCGCCCTGCTCCGTCCACGAGCCGAAGAAAAGGAATTAGACCGGACCATAAGCCTCATGCACCTTCAGGCCCGGCGAATGAAAGCCCAGGCCATTAAAGAAGCGCAACGCTTCCGAGAGACCTTCCAATCTCGAAAGCCGCGCCGATGAAGATAGAAAATCTTGTCATATCGAATTACGAATGGCTGTTTGCCAAAGCCAGGAGGTTGTGCTATAACGAGTATGATGCCGAGGATCTCGTTGCCGACACCGTTCTCAGAATACTTGAAAGTAGCTCACGGTTCGACACACAACGGGAGTTTCGACCCTGGGCCCAGACTATAATGTATAATCTTAGATTCACGCAACTGAGCAGGAAGAAGCGTATCGAGTTCCTGCCGTTGTTGGACTATGACGCGCCTATGGTCCTCACTCCCGAAGAGGAGGTGCAGGCATCCATTGTCCGTGGTGTCATAGAGGAATTGGCCGAAGAGTTTAACAGCGTCCGATGTGTGCAGCTTTTTGTCGATGGCTATACCGTCAGCGAGATAGCCGAGATGATGGACGCACTCCCGGCCACAATCAGGAGCAGACTCTTTGCCGGACGTAAGCGCATCCGCGAAGCCTTGACAGATATTGGCATAAACGTCAGTAAATGTTATGGTGGTAAAATGGTGATTAAATGGTGGTTATTTTGTTTGTAATATCTGTTTTCGTGCCCTAACTTTACAGGTGTAAGGGAGATACTAAAACACCTTACGAGAACATAAGTCAAACCAATAAAACCCCATAATCATGGAAAAGAAAAACAATTTTAGAGCAAGAGTGATGAAGTACGCATGGCAACTTTGGCGTGCCACCAAACAGCAGTGGCGCATCTGCATGATAAAAGCGTGGCAGCTCTACCGGCTTGCAAAAGCCATGCGCGAGGGAATGGTAACATTCTACTACCAGAAAGCCGACGGCACCATACGCAAGGCTATGGGCACACTCAAAAATCTTCCTGCCGGTGCCACCCTCGGCGGCAAGAAAGTGACTAAGCCCTCCTACAAGACTATGGCCTACTTCGACACCGAGAAGAACTCCTTCCGTTGCTTCAAGATTGAGAACCTGATCTGCACAATCTAAAGTTCGCTTTCAGGGCTAACTTCGGCGCATAATTCACAATAACAGTTAGTTAGAGTGGATTATGCGCTTTTTCAAAAATCAGTTTTTTCAAGGTTTTGGAGCATGGGCACACTTTTGACTTACCTTTGCTCCATGCTCACGAAATACTACATAGAGATAGACGGCGTTAAGGCCGAGGTTCCAAAAGGATGCCTTAAGAATTGGGACGAGATAAAGTGTGTCTATAAGCGCTCTGATTTCAGCGGCGTGACACGGTCATTCACCACACAGTTTGAATTTGTCGGAGAGATGTACGACAGACTCATGGCGTTATATCTGCGCGATGGAGTCAACGCCCGTGCTGCGATTTCTCTCTACACCATCACGAATGAATGGGCCTGGGAGGAACAATTCACCTGCGACCTTGATTTCTCCTCGATAGAGTGGGACAACTACATCGTCAAGATGAACTGCATCGACGATAGTCTCGCCTCGGCTATCAAGGCTAAGAAGGGGACCAAATACGAGTTTGTTGTCGGACAGGATATTCCAGTGGCAGACACCTTGATGTATGACCGTATTCCGATGGCTAACTCTGTAAATCATGCCATTATGAGCAATGGTGATGAAACTGACGGAAATGCAGCCGATGGAGGTCATAAGGACGGAAGTGTTGTTCTTGTTGAATCATCTGACCTGAAGCGAGTCCCTACATATGTCGTTGGCGATGCTGAGACATACGAGAACTCTCCTGTAATGTTTGATAATGAGGAGGATGAAAGCGGGTCTTATTTTATTAAGTTGGTAAATACAGTGCCAAATCTTCAACTTGATGTTGAAATTAACTATTTCGGCCAAGTGTGTATCGGAGCGGGCTCTTCAAATCTTGTGAATGGGGAGATTCATTTAATGAGATTTGATGCCGCTAACCCCGATATAAATTCAAACTATCAGGATCTCGGTACTGTATTCAAAATTGAGGAAATAGCCGGAGGTCGGAATGAGCAGACGTGCGTTGGATGCTATTCGTCATTGGACGCATTAAAAAGAGCTTATCCCAATCCGCCTCAAGACGTTTATGCCATTATTGGGAAAAGCGACTTAAAAGGAGAATGCGAAGCCATATATTTTTCTCCAGTTACAAAAAATGTATCCACTGAATGGATACAAGGGGATATAACATGGTATAGTATAAGAGGTGGTGCATTTAGAGCAACCCACATCGAACGTCGGTTTATAAGCCACTTTGACTTATCCAATCAACCTGCCGGTTCTATGTTCGCCTTAGTTTATAAAGCAAGCATTAGTTCTGCCGGCCGTCCCCCTAAGGATGCCGAAAAGCATTTTGCCATCAAGTCAAAAATTACAACTAAATGGCAAAGCCGAGCAAAATCGATTACCGTCGATGCGTTGAACCCGACGCGAGTCCTTAACGCCATAATGGACAAAATCAACGAGAATAAGCTAAATGTTACTGGCACAATCTCTAATTTTGACAGTCGAATTGCCAAAACGTATTTATTCGCTGCTGAAAGTGTCCGCAATATTCCCGGTGCCAAATTCTACACATCATTCAATGATTTCTGCGATTGGATGGAAACTGTGTTTGGTTATACTTACTATCTTGGTGAACGAACAAAGGCACTGTTCAAGCGCACCCAGTCATATTCCCTTGAATGGCCGCTTGGAACGAGCCATTTGCTCCATACTCCTTGTCCCGGCGGTCATGGTACTCAGGTTGTAAACATAGAGGGTACTCCATATTTTGCCGTAATGGGCGATGATTATAATGCTGATGGTACTCTGAATTTCTATACCAAATGGGACGGAAGCGAGGCGTATAATGACCCGGAAACAGGGAAAGCCCGTCTTGATACTCTATTTTATGATGCCGATTACAATCAAGGCGTATACTTTGACAATTCCTATACACTTCAATCATTCTCAGGAGATATAAGTCGCGGTATTTGTGATTCTCAAACCATTCATTTTGTACATCGTTCTGAGATATTCACCGGCGATAGAACCATAAGACTCTCAAACATACGAGAGCTAAATTTCAGCATCAACACGGGTCTCGCTTATTCAACTTTAACTATTGGCTATGATAAGCGAGAGTATGAAGCTGAGTGTGGGCGTGATGAGTGGAATTTTTCTGCACAATATACTACTGGTGTTGATAAGTTCGATAAAAAGCTCTCTCTTATAAGTAAGTATAGAGCCGACTGCTATGGCTTTGAATTTTTATCGCAAGAACGAGCTAAAGATACAACCGATAACAAGAGTGATAACACGGTATTTTTCATTCATTGTAAAGCGCAAGAGGAAGAACAAACTGAAATCTCAACAGAGTCTCGGGGTGACACTGAAGCAGTAACTGAAACGACACTATTAACGAGAGTATTATTATGTGATCGTAGTTCTATCATACTCGGTGCATTGTCCTCTTATGTTTTCAACGGCGAGTATGCGCCATATCTCTGCGCCAAAGCCAATGCCGCTTATATCGCTGCCGCTATGTGTCCGATGACCCTCAAATTCGCGTCTTTTGACGGTAATACGGAAATCAGCATCGACGGCATTAAGGGTAACGCAGATCTGCAACTGAACGAGCAACTCTTCACTCTTGGCGAAGTTCAGTTTTCATCGGCTGACGTTGATACCAAACTTGACGTGAATGCGCTCTATGAGGTCCACTCCAACGGCATCACTTACCGAGGCTTCCTCAAAGAGGTGTCTTTCAAGTATGCCAAGGCAGAGACGGTTAAGTATAAACTAATCGTAAAGGAGATAGAGCTATGATACTGAGTCCGTTCACACCATTGTTCTTCCCCTCGGCCAAAGCCGACGGCATAGAGAGCGCCTACATTCAGACCTTTGCTCCGGCCGATAAAATCTTCATAGAGCTTATCGGTGAAAAGAATTGGCCCGGAGTGGCCACTGTGGTAGGTGTTAACGGCTCTGCATCCTTTCAGATACAATTTAACTATTGGGATATAACCGAGTCAACCCGACTCAGGTTCGCGGCACTGTCGCTGTCGCCCGGATTCTATCAAGTGAGCATAATGGGAATAGGGCGCAGCGCGGTGTTCCGCGTAACTGACGATGCCGATATACTCGACAACACAACTCTGATTCAGTACTCCAATAAGGACAACAGAAGGAGGCATGATGTCATTTCCTGGATTGACGGGATGCAACACTTCTTTGATTTCAGAGTGCCCGGCGGCTTCAAGGACAGCAATTGGACTTTTGGAGTGGAGAGCGAACAGTTCGTTACCGAAGACTCGGATATAATCCAACTCTACGGACTTGAGTCCACGCAGATGAAATTCACCCTTGGCACGTCCGAGGGGTGTCCTGTATGGTTTGCCGAACTCCTGAACCGTCTGCTCACTTGTGATTATGTCTATTTCGACGGCGTGCGTTACGCCCGCAAAGAGGCAAGCGTGCCGGAGGCCAATGCAGTTCAGGAAGGGGTCAACTCATTTGTGTTCACACAGAATTTGCAGAAGGTTGTCAACATCGACCCCAAACTCACTCTGGAACATCAGGCAATCATGCGAAGAGTTGACACAGACAACTACCGTGCAGTTAACGAAACAATTAACAGATTAATAAAATAGCGTATGGCATTAACACAAGAACAACAGACAATCTTCGATGCCGTAATCGCGTCTCTCCGTACCAACTCCAAGACGATAGAGCAGCTGACGCCGCAGACGACGCTCGGCTCTAACGACTGGTTCGAGTTAAACGGGGGCCGCAAAGTATCGTACACTGTTCTGTGTAATCTCATCAGTTCGAATAAAGCAAGATTTAGATTCAGACAAAAGGAAGGATTCATGTACCTTGATTTGATTGATTCTGAACAGAATGTTATTGAATCTCAACTTGTGCCAAACGCAACAGGGAGTACAGCCGGCATATTGTCGCCGGGCATGTATACTTTTTTGCAGGAGGGCGCAGTGGATGGCAAGCATGCTATGGCTCAGAAGGGTCAGCCTTCAGGATTTGCGACGCTTGGCAGCGATGGCAAACTGACCTCTGCCCAGATGCCGGTTATTACGTCGGCGATGCTTCCGCCGGAGTTGCGCACGCATGTATGCGCGTTCGACGGTTTTGAGGAGTTGGTGCCGGAGCAGGCGTTTGAGCAGATGGGATTGTCGCCGATGGGAGCGGCGAAGGTGCATTTTTCGCGGTCGAAGGGGGCGTTCTACTGTGTGAAGAATGCGGGGTCGCTGACGGACAGAAAGGTGTATCTCACCTGGGCAGGCAATTCGCTGATGGATGCCTCGGTGGCGATGGGCACCGAGGACAGCACGAGGGGTGTGGTGCCGGTGACGGGAAAGTTGTATTATTGCCGCGCCGACAAGGCTTATTACCTGTGGAACGGCTCATACATGCAACCGGAACTCGCCGCACAGGAGGAGTACAAGGAGAGAGCGTTGATAGCCGAAGCCGAAACAGCAGGAGCGACATGGAATGCTGAAACAAGGCATTTCTCGCTCAATGGACTTACGGATATCTCCATAGACGAGATGCGCAAGATCCTCGTCTACGGCAACAGATCATTGGGCTGGGGAGCGTTCGCGGTGGGCAACGATACGAACCGGAGGATCAGGACCAACATCGCGCCGAGCGGAATTTATTCGACACAGACGGACGCGCAGTATCTCTGCACGGGTCAGAGAGAGCTGGAGGTGTTCGTGCTGCGCAAAAACGAGCCTGCGGACGGTGTATTCTGCACGGAGTTCAAGTCTTCCTACATGGCTTTCCAATCGTGCTCCTCGCTGCGCAGAATCGTAGGCAAGATTAAAATAAGTCGTATCATCGACTACAATGGCGTGTTCGATGGATGCCTCAAGCTTGAGGACATTCAGCTGGCGGGTCTCTCGGGAGATACCTATCTGGGTAACCTGCCGGCGCTCTCGCTGGAATCCCTGCGATACATGATGCAGAATTCCGCCGCTCCGGATGCGGGCATAACTCTCACGGTCCACTCCGACGTCTACGCCAAAATCACCGATACGACAAACACGGACTGGTTCGCGCTGCTGGACCTCGCCGCGCAGAAGAATGTCAACATCGCCACCACGGCATAAACCGCTTAAAAACATACTTATTATGGAAAAGAAACTAATCGGCACACATACAGCACTTTACATCGGGGGGGGTGATTCGGGCTGGATAACAGAGAGTTACGCCACCTGCTACCGTACTTTCCACAAGGAGATTATCCTCGCCGATGCCTTAAAGGAATCCGACTGGACAGAATGGACAGCAGCGCAGAAAACGGAGTGGGAAAACAATCCACCGGCACCGGCACTGCGCAACGATTTCACCATCGATGCCGAAGATGCCGGAGCAGTCCTCAATGATTCCACAGGATATTACGAGTTGAACACCCTGACAGACATCACCGAATCGCAGATGCGCACTATCCTCGCGCACGCAGATGGCAGAAATTGCGAGTATGCGCAGGGAGGGTGCAAGATGGGGCGCACAAACATTCCATCATTCGGAGGAAGAGATTATGATTCTGCATATGATACAAGGCCGATGAAGGAATGGTGTTTGGGTAATGTGCAAATAGAGGTACTGATGTATTCTCGTGGCTGCGGGAATTGGGAATTCAGTATAAGAGAATGCGATAGATTGCGTGTAATTACTCGCTATTCTTCGAATCCGGCTCTCAAAAATCAAATGGTTCCATTCTATGCCGGGAAATCTACGGCAAGGGATAATTCACAAGATTTTTTCAGTGGATGTCCTGCGCTCGAGGAGTTTCGATTGCTTGCGTTAAACAGAACTTGCAGGCTGGCTGTAAATTCTCCGAAACTTTCATTCAATACGGTTGAATTTCTGATACAAAACAAAAATAACAATGCTGTAACATGGACTGTCAATCCTACAGTCTATGCAAAACTGAACGGCGACACAACGAATGCTGCATGTGCGGCACTGACGGAGGCTGAGCGTGAACAGTGGGCTTCGCTATTGACGCTGGCCGAAAGCAAGAACATAACATTCGCTACAACTTCGTAGCATCAAATCTTATAGATTATGACACAGACAGAGAAAGCAGGTGGAAGAGTGGAATTAGTCGCAGGAGAGGGATGCTTCCTGCGGCGCAAAGGCACCACCGAGAGTTGCCGGGAAACTAAGCGGTTGACTGTCCCGGCGTCAAAGGTTTCAGAATGGGAGGAGGTCGCTATTGCTGACATACCTCCGTATTCCGAGGCGCAGTATGAGGAGCGCGTCACTTCCCTCATCCGCGAACGCTATTCGGTGTCGGCGGAGTTTGCCGTGCTCCGCCAGCGCGACTCGAAGCCGGAGGAGTTTGACGCCTACAACGCCTTCGCCGAGGAGTGCAAGGCACAGGCGAAGGCAGCCCTCATCGAGGAGACGCTCACACCTTCTCCGGAATTGCCGGCAGCGGAGGAGGGAAACTGAACCCACCCCTGCCCCCTCGGGTCTGAGGCCGTCCGCGCTGTCGGTCGGTGAGAAGCGCCGTGGCAGGGCAAGAAGATTTGGGCGAATCGGCTTCTTCCTTCGGCTGAAGCCATCCCCCACAATGCCATTGCCTGCCTTCCGCCTCCGACATCCTTACAGGAAGTCTACGGCTCCAGGGCTTACCGGCTATGGCATCGACATCTACTTGCCATCTCCTCGGCGCTTCTTTTCACCTCCCTCGGCCCGGCCAGCCTCAGCCCCGAGCAAAAGCGGATTTCTTCCGTTCATATGCGCCCTCCGCTCCGCTCTACGCGCAAGCACACTGGCCCCCAAAAAAAATTAGGTACGTCGCAAGAGAACAATACCGAACAGTCAATCAAAAAATAGGCGCAAGCCAATGCCGCGACGAAGTGCGGCATTGGCTTGCACATTGGCCTATTACCGCCCGCCGATGGCTGCGCTGCGGGAGGGCCTGCATCCCACAGCGCAACCGCATATTCCGCATTCCTCAAGGAGGGGAGGGCGGCTCGCTCCGTAGGGCGGGCGGGGGCACTCCGTGCGGAAAAAGGGGAAATTTTCCCCTTTTATCCTCTTTACGCGATTTATAATCAGTAATTTACGTTTTTTTACCTCCGGAAAAACGTAAATCAATGCTTAGAAATCGGGTTTTTAATAGGAATTTATCCGTTTATTATCAGCCTTTTATCAAGGCTGAATTTTTAGGAAAATATGTTGTGAAACATAAAAATATTGTGTAAATATATTTGCACAAACCGAAATAAAGCGTTAACTTTGCATCGTAAACATTAGAACTCCCGCGGCAGGAGGATAAAGTCGGCCACCAATTGTTATGAAAACTCAGATTTCAGCACTCATCAACGGTAGCGAGAATTCAATCCGCAACATTTCTTCCGAGAAATACATCCAGAATCCCATCGGATTCTTTAGCGGCAAGCAGAATGTGCCACAGTTTGGAGGCACATCGGCAGTAGAGCGTAAAAGGATTTCAAAGATTGTTTCGGATGAAAATCCGGGCAGCCTCTTAATCCTCGCCAATGGCGTTGAATTGCTTCTCCCACGCCATAATTCAGCGTCCGGCAAGAGTTGGAGATGGGAGGAAGCAATCTCTGCGGAGCAATTCACGAAGATTACAGGCAAGGATGCTCCGGAGTGGGTGCACGTAGGCGCGAAAAATCAGTATGGCATTGTCATTTACGACAATTGCACAGTGGAGGTCTTCGCCACAAGTGGCAGGAAAGGAGTCAATTTCGTGCTTGGAGAGGAATTCATAGAAATACTTTGATACATATGGCAAAATACCTATTGCAGAAATCCGGTGAGGATCCACTTTGGTGGGTCCTCACCGATGTTGAAAATGAGATTGTGTGTAGATTCCGTGAAGGAGACTTCAACAACACGCAGACATTCACTCCGCTCAATGACCTTTCGGAATACGATACAGCATCTCTTCCGTCAATAGCATCCGGAATGGCTGAGTGGATTCGGGAGAATCATTACGAGATAATCTTCTCTTCTCCGCAGGAGATAATCAGAGAGGCAAGGAAGCGAATCGGGGAGCAGGTGAGGAAAGCACGGGAAGCAAAAGGCTTCACTTTGCGTCATCTCGCTAAGTTGACGGGCATTGCGTTCAATCACATCGGGAGAATTGAGCAGGGGAAATACAATGTAACTATTGACACGCTCGCTATCATCGCCGATGCTCTGGATGCAGATTTGACAATGGAATAAAATGGTGTAGCCTTTTATTTATTATCTTTGCGGCATGGAATCACAAGATCATCCTTACGCATTCACAGGCAGTTTCAATATGTTCAGGGGTCGCATCGTCTCAGAAATCGTAATATGCTCTCCTGAAGACGGGTCATTCGTTTCTGCAAGCATCCGGGCATTATGGGACACAGGCTGCTCGCAGTCTGTCATATCGCAGCGTGTTGCCGACTTCCTACGGCTAAAGCCTAATGGAAGTCAGCGGATGCGCTCACCATTTGGAGGCTCGGCAGTGTGCGATGTCTCAAAAGTGAGGATATGCATTGTGCTCGGGGGTGTCCTTATACCGATCAATGCGGCAGTTAATCCAAATCCGAATTCGGATCCCGACTGCGACATCACTCTTGGACTCGACTTCATAACCAAGGGTGACTTCTCAATATCACACAACGGAGAGAGTTTGTGCCTATCGTTCTGTTATCCGCCTCTTGGAGTGCCTACTGACTTCACTTTGATTGCGCCAAGGCTCTCTAAAGAACAGGTCATAACGGAATATTCGGTGATAGATGAATCATCCGCTGTGGAATCGCAGCGCAGGGAGCTCGCGATGATGGACTTTTGGGAAGAAGCAGCTGAGAAAACAGCGAACCAGGTAAAGAAAAAGTGATTTTCTTTTGGAAGTGTGATTTATTTGTCGTAAATTTGCAGTGCGATAATCCATGACGGTTAGTCCGTTCCGAGTGCGTCCGGTTGACGCTCGACATACATCGGGCATTTTTTATGCCCGTAGTCTTCCCGAAGTTTACTTCGCGAAGTTACATATTACAGCACCTCTTAAGGCTGCTCTTCCGAATCTTACTTTGACGCATCGGCGGACCATCGTGGATTATCGCAACGGAAGGGCAGCCGTTTTTATGCCTGCCCATAGCGATAATCCACAATGGTAATTGTTATGAACACAATTTCAATCAAGGTCCCGGGCGCGCCTTCAATGACGCCCACCGTGCGCATCTCCCGCGCCCTCCGTGCTATCAACGTACGGAAAATGTGCACCAGTGCTATCTCACTCGCACGCCGCAAGTCTCTAACCCTCGCCGCCATCAGCGCCGCATCTTGCTATGCCGGCGTGATCCTGGGTTGCGACGCTCTGGCCTTTACCGCAGCTTTCGCATCACTCGGTTTCCTGCTGGTCTCCGACAAATGCAAGAAAGGGGGTGTCGCATGAGAAGCCCGATACCATCAATCACAATCTCAAAAGTGATGAGTTTCAACAATGCAGGTATGCCCGACAGCGAGCAGTTTAAGATTTCAGCAATCATCGACACTCCCGACGAGATTACGCCGCTCGGCAGCATCCGCTTCGAAGATGCTTCAGATCTGGTGGCTCTCTTCAACATCCTCGGCACTTACATCAGGATGTACGACCTCGATCAGGCGGAAGATGCCGACGCGGAAGAGCAGGAAGAGGACCGGCAGTTGCGTTTGTCGTAGGATAGCGTTACATTTGCAGGAATTAAAAAAGATCATCTCATGGAAACATTGATTATTCTCATTGTAATTTTTGTGGCAATAATAGTGGTGGGAGTGTGGAAGACGGATGTCAAGCCCGACGAACCGGGCCATAAAAGGCATAGGTCTTCTTCTGACCATCCGAAATCTTTGCCGTGGTTTGACAAGGACTACCAAAGAAAAAGGAAGAAGAAAAAGAGGTATTTCTGGGATGATTAACGAAAGACGCCGCTGCGATATCCGCAGTGGCGTTTTCGTCTTTTTATGGATGTTTTGGCCAAAATATCTTTGTGGAAAATCCCCAAAAGATATGAGCAATAACATCAATGATAAGGCAACAGTAAGCCTGTTCGTCAATGGCGAGCAGGCAGAGGATGCCATGGAGAGGTTGCGCAAAAAGGCGGCAGACCTCGACAAGCAATTGCAGGATGCAATGGACGCCGGCAAAAAGAAGGATGCCAGGAAACTGCGTAAGGAAATCGAGAGCGTTCAGAAGGAATTGAACCGCACGGAATCGGCAGCAAAGGGCACAGGTATAGTGCTCAATGACCTTAGCAATTCTTCAATACACGGCCTACGGAATGCGCTGAAATATCTCAAGAATGAATTGAAGATGACTAAGCCTGATACGGAGGCTTGGCGCAATTATGCTGAACAAATCAAGAGAGTTCAGGGACGTATTGACGAATTGAACGAAGAATTGAAAGGAAGTCAGTCAGCATGGTCAAAGTTTAAGGATTGGGCTTTGGGCGCATGGCCAGCTATCGATTTGCTTACTCAATGGGGTGGTGCCGTGGTGGATGCCGGAAGGAAGGCAGTGGACGCGTTCGCTTCGATGGACCAGGAGATGGCGAACGTGCGAAAGTTTACCGGAATGACCTCTGAGGATGTTGAGACACTGAATGAGGCTTTCAAGGGAATTGACACACGTTCATCACGTGAGGATCTTAACAAACTGGCGCAGGAGGCAGGACGTCTGGGCAAGACTTCGCAGGAGGATGTCTTGGGTTTCGTGCGCGCTGCAGATAAGATCAACGTCGCGCTCGATGACCTCGGAGAGGGGGCTACACTGACGCTTTCCAAACTGACCGGCATCTTCGGTGATGAAAAGCGTTATGGCACTGAGCAATCTTTGCTGAAGGTCGGTTCGGTGATTAATGAGTTGTCGCAGAATTGCTCGGCTTCCGCGCCATATCTCGCGGAATTCGCTTCCCGAATGGGTGGCGTTGGTGCACAGGCAGGTATGACGATCCAGCAGATTATGGGCTTCGGCGCCGTGCTCGACAGCAACGAGCAGAAGGTTGAGGCTTCTTCTACGGCACTATCGCAGGTGATTGTGCGAATGATGCAGGAGCCGGCGAAGTATGCGAAGGTGGCAGGACTCGACGTCAAGAAATTCTCCGACATGATCAAGACTGATACCAACGGCGCGCTCTTGCTTTTCCTCGATACGCTTCAGAAGGCTGGTGGAATGGATGTGCTTTCGCCGATGTTCAAGGATATGGGGGAGAATGGTTCACGTGCCATTTCCGCGCTCTCTACTCTTGCCACACATATCGATGAGGTCAAGGCGCAGCAGGAGGCGGCAAATGTGGCTTTCAAGGAGGGCACGTCTATCGACAAGGAATTCAACGTGCAGAACACCACCGTGCAGGCTTCTCTCGAAAAGGCGCAGAAGGCCGTCAATGAGATTAGGGTGGAGCTCGGACAAAAACTCGCGCCGGTGATGTCGCATATAATCTCTTCGTCGTCGGCATTGCTCAGGGTGCTGGCGTCAACGGTTTCTTTTATTTATGATAACAAGACCGCAATTATTTCTACCACTGCGGCAATTGCTGCATATTCGATTGCAGTGAATTTTGCAGCAATCAAGACGAAGGCATTAGTAGTCCTGCAAAAAGTTTGGAATGCTACTCTTGCCGTAGGTAAATTCCTACTATCGCCGTTTCAACTCGCGATTGCAGGTGTAACGAATGCTGTTCAGTATTTCACTAATGGAATGCAGGTGAATTATGCAATGCAGCAACGATGGCATAAGGCTTTGGCCGCTACAAATTGGGTGGCTCTGACGGCTGCAATTGTGGCGGCGGCAGCGGCATTATTGATTTTCAGGAATCGTACCAATAATGTTGTTGAAGCACAAAAAGCATTGAATGACATCAAGACGGATGCTGAGAAAAAATTGACTGACGAGAAAAACAAGATAGATCTTCTCGTGCAGGCTGCAAGAAATGAGAAATTATCGCTCGACGAACGGCAGAAGGCGGTTAATGCGCTTAATAAGATCATCCCAAACTATAACGCTCAACTCGATGCTACGACAGGGAAGTATCGCGCGAATAAGAAAGCGCTCGACCAATATCTGGCTTCTCTGAGAAAAAAATATGAATTGGAAGGAGCGAAAGAAAAACTCGCTGAAATTGGCAAGAAAAAGGCAGACCTGGCGATTCAAAGGCAGCAGGCCCAGGATGAACTCAATGTGGAAAAGCAGATTAATGCTAATCTGAATGCTACAAATTCTTCAGGATTCGCCTCTCCGAAAACTTCATCCAGCGGATTTGTGCCTACACAGGTTTTTGGACAAATGGGTACTTCTTCAAGGCAGAATTCTTTGGAGATGAAAATTGATAATATAGATAAAAAACTTCAGACGGAAGATGCAAAAGCCGATGCCATTATGAAAGTTTATGGCGAGGAATTGCAGAAACAGGAGGTCAACTCGGCTCAAGAGGAGCAGAAAGCGAATTTTCAATCAGGTGAAGATTCCGGCACGGGTTCAGGATCCGGCACCGGCTACACATCGAAGGTGCAGGCTGAGAAGGACGCGAAGAAGGCTAAGAAGGAATTCAAGGAGCAGCTCGACCAGATTAAGGCCGCTCGTGATAAGGAACAGACTGAAATTATGGCGCTCAGAATGACGGGCGAAATAAATTATCTGGAATATAACAAGCGCAAGCTCGCCGCCGATGAGAAGTATTATGACGACTCGATTGCGCTTTATGAGAAATGGGGCATACAGGAGGATGACCAGTGCCAGGCACTCGCACGCAAGCGTGAGGAGTTCCTCTCTAAGGCAAATGAGCAGCGGTTGGCGATGAATAAGGAGGTGATTCAACGAATTGCGCAGGCCGAGGAACGCGACCTGAAGGCCCGCTATGCATCTAAGTCGAGCCACACTCTCGCAGAGGAGTTGCGTATGGAGGAGGAATTGCTGAAAATCCGCTACAACGCCCTCATGGACCAGCAGGCTCTATATAAGAAAACTGATAAGGAATATGAGGAATATCAACGGCAAATTGACGACCTTTTGCTCAAAGACCAGGAGTCGAAACAGCAAAAACTGATGGCGAAGGTTGAGGAGTTCCGGAAGAGCTTTGAATACCATCCAATCAAAGAAAAGTATGATATGGAGTGCGCAGCAGTCGAGGAATTGTTCCGATTAAAAAAAATCAAGGAGGAGGAGTATCGCGACTGGATTGCAAAACTCAATGAGGCAGAGGCAGAGGAGGAGAAAAAAGAGAAGGAGGATCTTCCCGGAATGAAAAAACCGGAGAATGCTAAAAACAAGGTGGATGAAGCGAAGGATAAATTCATGGAGGAGAAACAGAAACTCGATGAGGCGCTGGAGAATGGCGTTATCAACCAGGATGAGTATGAAGTAGCCCTGCAGCGCATCGGTGGCCAATTGAGAGACAATATCCTGTCTCCTCTGAAGGAGTGCAAATCGGAATGGGTGTCGATGATAACCACAATGGCTGACTCCTGGGCTGATTTCGCCGAAGCACTCAAAGATCCGGATGCCGACCCTCTCGCGGCTTTGGGAGAGGCTATAACTGCGACAGGTGCTATTGCAATGTCGGTGATGTCTACCGTGACTGAATTCCAGAAAGCGGAGTATGAGATTCAGGCAGCTGAGGTGAAGAAGCGCTATGATGCAGAAATCGATGCGGCACAGGGGAATTCTTACAGGGTTCGCCGACTGGAGAAGGAACGTGAGAAGGAACTTGCTAACATGAAGAGCGAACAGTCGAAGAAGCAGTTCGCTATGCAGGTGATACAGGCCGTGGCTCAGACCGCAACAAATGCTCTGAATGCCTATGGATCTGCGGCTGCTATACCGGTTGTGGGTCATGTGCTCGCGCCTATTGCTGCTGCAATCGCCGTGGCTCAGGGCGCCGTGCAGATTGCGTTAATCAAGAAGCAGCAGCAGGCAGCGGAGGCTCAGGGCTATTCGCAGGGCGGATTCACAAGACCGGGGGCTGTGAATGAACCTGCAGGTATCGTGCACGCCGGCGAATGGGTCGCTTCGCAAAAATTGCTCGCTTCGCCGGTGGCTCGCCCGATGATTGAGGCACTCGACTATGCGCAGCGCACAAATACCATCGGTTCTCTCAAGGAAGAGGATGTGTCGCGCTCCATCCGCGCCAATGATTCGATGGTGCGGATTGCGGAATCGGGCGAATCATCGGCGCTCATGGTGGCCGCCGTGGCCCAGAATGCGCAGGCAATGGCGGCACTAAATGATCGACTCAGCCGTCCTATTGATGCCGCCGTCTCTGTGGCCGGTGAGCATGGGATTGTGTCGGCGGAGGAAAAATATAAAACTTATCTCAAAAACAAATCACCTAAAGATTTCTAAAAA